CTGCGCCAGCCATAGCCGAAGCGAGATCAGCGAAAGACTCCATTTTAACTGCACCAGTTACACTACCATCAGCAAACATAAGGTGGTCGGCAGACACATCAATTGCGCCGGCGCTTAAAACTTTAGCCTGATCGGCGAAAAGGTTATCAACACCAATTTTCTTAAGCACACCACCGTCACTGATCATCATCTCATCAGCAGCGACAAGACCTTCAGCAGCTAACTCAGATTGTCCAGAAATAACATTGTCGTTGAGCATTCCGCTTTCAACAGCGTCATTGGCGATAGTGAGAGCACCACCAGCAGCGACAGTAGCATCACCGGAAATCGAAACATACGACGGATCAGTTCCATCAGACTGAAGGAACTGAGCAGCAGTACCTTTTGCAAGAAGCGAAGGATCACCAGATGAATCACCAATGATGATTGAACCTCTAGTAATACCAGCCATCTTAGCAAGAGTAACACCGTTATCTTTCAAGCGAAGAGTATCAGAGTTGATTTCGATACCAGTATCATCAACTTGAACAGCAAGCACAGAAGAAGCAGCTACAAGTCCATCACCAGCGAACAAGGTTGCG